TAAAAAGTTATATAAATGGAGAANAAACGTAGNAAANTTCACGAAGAATTAGAAGTAGTAAAAGTAGGTTATGCAAANGGGGTTGCGGAAGGATTCCCCCTTAATGATGAAGAAAAATTAAAAATGATTGATAAAGCTGAAGTAGCTTATGGTCAATTTTTAGATGCATTAAAATGTGATTGGAGAAATGATCCAAACTCAATGGAAACTCCCCGTCGAGTAGCTAAAGCATATGTGAATGATTTATGGGAAGGTAGATACACAGCAATGTCCCCTATTACATCATTTCCTAGTGATGGTTATGATGGTATTATTATTGAACGTAATATACCATTAACTTCAATGTGCTCTCACCACCACCAAACAATTGGAGGAGTAGTTCACATTGGTTATATTGCAGGACAAGGTGGTCAAGTAATTGGATTATCTAAACTAAATAGAATAGTTGAATTATTTGGACGTAGAGGAGCTATCCAAGAACAACTAACATCAGCTATCCATAATGCTGTATGTAAAATTACTGAGGGTAATAAAGGTGTAATTGTTACTATAGTTGCAGGACACAATTGCGTTTCATGTAGGGGTGTTAAACATCAAGGTGCTTCAATGGTGACAACTAAAGCAAGTGGTGTATTTAAAGATAATAATAATTTAGCCCGTCAGGAATATTTTGATTCAATCAAAATTAATAATGGAACACATGCTATATAAATAAATTGTGTCTCGACAAGGGACGTCATATGTATAACCGATGATAGGAATATACAAAATAACATCCCCGAGCAACAAAGTTTATATTGGATTGTCTAAAGATATAGAGGCAAGGTGGAGGGGTTATTCTATTAAAAAGAAAACCGCTCCCCAACAGCCTAAATTATATTACTCTTTTAAAAAATATGGGGTAAAAAACCACAAATTTGAAGTTTTAGAAGAATGTAAATTTGAAGATTTATCTAAAAGAGAAATTTATTATATTGAAAAGTATAATAGTGTAAATGAAGGTTTAAATGTATCAAGTGGGGGTTATAATTTTTGGGAAGTGAATGTAGGTAAAAAACATACAAAAGAAACAATAGCTAAAATGAAAGAATATTGGGTTGAAAATGCAAAACCTCGTTCTAAAGAAACAATAGCTAAAATATCTAAAACTAAACAACAAAATCCTAGAATTACAACTCCTGAAATGGTTGAAAAGTTTAGAAATACTTCAACTTCTAAAAAATCTATTTCACAATTTGATTTAGAAGGAAACCATATTGAGGACTTTAATAGTATAAATGAAGCTGCTAGACATCTAAATATTAGAAATGATGGAATATCAGCATGTTTAAGAAAAAAACAAAAAACGGCTTATGGGTTTATTTGGAAATACCAGAAGTAGGTCGTATATTAATATAAATTAATAATATAAAAATATGACATTAAAAACAGACAATAAAATATTTTTTAGTTGGGATGATGTAGAGGTTTTAGTTGATATATTAACTAATAAAATCCGACATGATCAACCCAATATAGATTCAATTCATGGTATTGCTAGAGGAGGACTAATCCCCGCAGTATTAATATCACATAAATTAGGTTTACCTTATACTGATGTTATATTACCTAATACCTTAGTAATTGATGATATTGCAGATACAGGAGCAACATTAGAAAAATCCCCGGGGGTGTACACAGCTGTGTTACATTATAAACCTCATACTTCATCTTTTCAACCTACTATATGGGCTAATTTACATGAGGGAGATGAGTGGATTTACTATCCATGGGAAAGAGAAGATTCAGACACGATTCAAGATTACTTAATAAAATAAAATAAATAAATATGGAATATTGGCAAATTAAAACTCAAAACGAATTTGAGAATGAAAGAGGTAGGATACAAAGAACAACTGAATTATATTTAGTAGTAGCAGTATCAGCAACAGATGCAGAAGCTAAGATGTACAAACATAATGAAGGTATGTCTAATTTTAGAGTTGTAGAAGTAAAGAAAACTAAATTTTTAGAAGTAATAAGCTAATGGGAAAACAATTAGAATTATTTAGCAAAGCCGACGTGCCCTTTGTTAATGAAGTAGAAACATTTAACAGCACGTTNGGAAAACCAAACAATTATGAACCAACAATACCAGAAAAAAAAGAGTGGGAATTCGTATACGACTTTGTACTTGAAGAATTGGAAGAATATAGACAGGCTTGCAAAAACGGAGACATCGTGGAAGTTTTGGATGCTTTGTGTGATATTGCTTACGTTTCCCTTGGGAACGGTACTATGTTACACGGTCTTAAAGATAAGATATGGCCCGCGTATCAAGAAGTACAAGGAAGCAATATGTCGAAGTCTTGTAGCACTAAAGAGGAAGCCATGGAGACTGTCACCCTCCGCTCTAAAGAACAAAATGAGCCATGTCACTTTGAACCGATCGAAGATCGTTTCGTAGTATACAGAACAAGAGATAAAAAAGTGATGAAATCAATTAATTATTATAGGCCGGATTTACACCAATTCTTTACACATGAAGAATTAAAAAAAGAATATCTATAAAAAACTTAGGCTCCCGTAGGGAGCCTTTGTATATTCACCCAAATAAAAGAGATAGATTTGTATAAAAAATGTTACCAAGGTAAAAAATTAGGGGATAATTATTTTGAAATGCATCTATGGGAAGAAGATGGTGGTCATCAAATAGTACCCTATAGAAATGTAGTATACCAGGAGTGTACTGAAGAAGAACACACACATAAAGGACTAAATGGTGAATTCCTAAAACCTATATCCAAGTGGTTTTATTCTAAAAACCCTAATTATAGTGATAAAAATACTCCTAATTTACATTTTCATGATATGAAACCACATCAAAAGTTTTTAGTTGAGCGTTATGGTGTAAATGATGTTCCTTCTAAGGGACATAGAGAAGTATTTTTTGATATTGAGTGTGAAATAGGAGGAGCATTAACTGAAGAGTATATTGAAGACGCTCCTATGCCTATTACTTCTATTGCCTGGTGGGATAAACAAAAAGATTATTGGTCTATTCTTATTTTAGATAAAAAAAGTCAACTAGCACATACTAAAACAGGTAAAAATAAAAATAAAGAAATTATTCCTTGTGCTACAGAAAATGAACTATTAGCTAAATTTATTGAAGCAATAAGAGAAATGGATCCTGATATATTAGTAGGTTATAACTCCGATTATTTTGATATACCTTATTTATACTACAGAATGTGTAGAACAATAGGTAAAGATTGGGCTGATCATTTATCCCCTATTGGTAAAGTAGTTTCTAAGAAAAATAATAAATATTTCTTTAAACAAAATCAATATGTAGATATTGTAGGTATTGAATCTTTGGATTATATTCGTTTACATAAAAAATATAGTTGGAAAGATGAACCTAGTTGGAAATTAGATGCAATTGGAGCTAAGTATGTAGGCATGAATAAGGTTGAATATGAGGGGAATTTAGATCAATTATTTGAAACAGATATCCACAAATTTATTAAGTATAATTTTGTTGATGTTGAAATTTTACAAAAGTTAGATGAAAAACTACAATATTTAGCTTTAACTAAAAACTTATCTCATAAAGGAAAACACAATTATAGTGAAGTATATGCTAATAGTATATCTCAAGATGGCGCGATTTCAGCTTATTTATTATCTCAAGATATAGTACCACCTCCAAAAGAACCATTCCCACAAAAGAAAGATAGTTATGCAGGAGGATATCTTTTTTGTCCTAAAGCAGGATTGTATAAGTATATGTTTGATGAAGATTTAACTTCGTTGTATCCATCTATAATAATGTCTATAAACATAGGTAAGGAAACATTTGTGGGGCGTATTGTAGATGCTGATGACCGCAATAATAGACTGGGTCTTAACGATTTAAAAGAACGTGATCCTGAAGAAGAATTATTAGTTGAAAATAAAAAACGACAACAAACTAATGTAAATGTTGGTAGACTAATAGCTATGATTGAACAAAGCAATTTAGCAGTTGCCGCTAATGGTTCAATGTTTAGAACAGATAAGGAATCAGTTTTATCTACTATTCTAAAAAAATGGTTTGAAGAACGAGTTATTTATAAAAATCGTATGAAAAAAGCATACCAAGAAGGAAATAAAGAATTAGGTGAATATAACCATTTAATGCAATATACCATGAAAATTTTATTAAATAGTTTATATGGAGCTACTGCTTTGCCTTCATTTAGATATGGTATGAATTTCCAAACTTTAAGCGAAGCAATTACATTATCAGGACACAGAATAATACAAGAATCAGCTCTTTGTGCTAATAGACATATGAATAAAGTTATGCGTGAAGAAATAAAATTAGATATATGACATTAAAAAAACAATCAATTAGAAAAAACCAAATAATTACAGTAAATGGAAAATCCGTTTCTAAAGAAGAATTAATTACTAGAAGTGAAGACTGGAGTGAGATTCAAGAAAATTTCTTTAGAAAAATGCTTAAACAAGGTGGGACATTTAAAGTTGCAGGTATTAAATACAAAGTAGAATTAATCGAAAGAAATGATTTAGATTCTAAAGGAAACAAACCCGTTGCAATCCCTAAATTACCTGGAGAAAGAACATTTTAAAATATAAACAATATTAATGAAACATTTAGAAGAAACACCTTGGTGGATTTGTGATGAAGGAGATGAGAATTATTGTGCTTATGTAGATACGGACTCTAATTACTTTAATGCAGAACCCTTACTCCTCAAATTATACCCCAATTTTGAAGAATTACCAGCTGAAGAAAAAGATGGTATTCTAGAAAAAGTAGCAATGAAATATCAAGATGTAATTAATGAGGATTATGATAGACTAGCTAAAGAATGTTTTAATGTAACTGAACATAGACTTGAAATGAAAACTGAATGTGTTATTCGTTCAGCTTATTTTAGAGCAACTCGTCGTTATGCACAATGGATTACTAAACAAGAAGGAATTGCTAAAGAATCTTTGGATATTAAGGGTTTAGAATTCATGAAAGCAAATTTTCCACCTATTTTAGGATCATTTTTTAATGATATTTTACAGCAAGTATTAAAGGGTGAAGAAAAAGCTAGTATTTTAGATCAAATTAAAATATTTAAAAAACAGATATTAGATGGTACAATCCCTCTTACTAAATTAGGTAATCCCTCAGCAGTTAAAAAACTAGAAAAATATTCAGGTAAAAATGCTAGAGCAGGAGAAATGTTTACAGAAATACTTAAAGGAGCTCCTGCACCTGTACGTGCTACAATTCGTTATAATGATTTATTAAGATTATGGCAATTAGACAAAAAACATAATTTAATTACTCAAGCAGATAAAGTAAAGTGGATTTATTGTAAAGATAATCCCTATAAAATAGAAGCATTAGCATTTCAAGATTTTGATGTACCAGAAAAAATTAATGACTTTTTAAATGCCTATGCTGACAGGCAAAAAGTATTCGATTCAATATTATTAAATAAATTAGAAGGGTTTTTTAGTGACCTACAATGGTCCTTAGATTTAAATCCCTACACAAATGCCTTAGCTTCCTTTGAGATATAAAATAACCTTCGTATATTACAGTTATGATAAATAAAACAACACTAACATCAGTCATTTCAAAATATTATTTGAATGGATTAAACAATCAAGTAAAATGGCGTATTAAAGATAATCAACTTACAGTTTATGCTGGGGATAACGGTAGAGTATGTAAAGTAATACATAACAACTTTAACCTAGAGGATGCTGAATTGGGTGTATTTGACACGCATAAACTTAGTAAATTACTTTCTATTACTAATGGTGAATTAAATATAACTCTTGAAAAGATAAAAGCAGTTTATACTAAAATGCATATTGCTGATTTAAATTTTGATTTGACTTATTCACTAGCTGATATTTTAATTTTAGGTAAAAATACTTATTATGAAGACCCTGAAGAATTTGAAATTCAAATTGATTTAACCAATGAAGATATTACACATTTAATTAAAGCAAAAAGTGCTTTGGCTGATGTAAATAATATGTTAATTACTACAACAACAGATTTTGATGGTGTAAATATATGTGAAATTATATTTGGTGATAATACTGGTTTTTCAAATAAAATTACTTATCAACTTAGAGGTAAGATCACTAAAAGTGATATTCAAATCCCTTTTGATTCAGATATATTTAAAGATATATTAAATGCTAATAAAGATATGGAAAGTGGTACATTAAAAATATCAGAAGTAGGTATGTTAAAAGCTAACTTTACAACATCAGAAACAGAAAGTGAATATTTCATAGCAAGAAACGAATAATATAATATGGCTAAAAAACCTGATATGTACGCTGAAGAAAAAGCACTTATGCCTTATGGGGATAGTGTTGCTGCTCCTAAAATAGATATTCCTAATACTAATGCTTGGGTGGCTCAACAATCCGTAGATGTAAACCATTTTTTATCTACTAAATTTCTAGAATTAAAAAAAGAATATGCGGAGTTAATAGCATTATATAAATGGAATGAATT